GGACTGAAAGACCTCGTGAGCGCCGGAACCCGCTTTTTGGTGTGGCTGCGGGCTGTCGATATCAACAAGGCAAAGGAGTTCGGTGAGTTGTGGGACCGTTTTATCCGTAGTGCGATATGATTGCCGAGGAAAGGGAAGCCCTGCGCAGGTGGGAGTCGTTCTATCAGGACCTCATGGCCGACCTGCCTATGGAGCACAAGAACAGGACCGAACTGGAGAAGCATAAGGCTTATCTGGAGGCTCATCCGATCGAGTGGATACAGTATTTCTTCCCTGAATACGCACAGAGCCAATTCGCCCCTTTCCATATCCGTGCCATAAATCGGTGCTTGAAACATGACGAATGGTATGAAGTTCTGAGCTGGGCGCGAAGCCTTGCCAAGAGCACGATTGTCATGTTCATTGTATTATTCTTGGTGCTGACCCGGCGCAAACACAATGTAATGATGACCTCTGCCACGCAGGATGCAGCAAAACGGCTGTTGGATCCTTACAAAAAGGAACTGGAAAACAATCCGCGTATCCGTGCCTACTATGGCGAACAGGTGGGTATAAACAAATGGACGGAAGAGGAGTTTGTCACCAAGAATGACGCAGCGTTCCGTGCCATCGGCTATGGCAATGCACCCCGTGGTTCACGTAACAAGCAGTACCGGCCGGATGTGCTGCTGGTCGACGACTTCGACACTGATGAAGCCTGCCGCAATCCTGACCGTGTGAACGACATGTGGAAGTTCTGGGAAAAAGCGGTCTACGGGACTCGCGACCCGGCTGTTCCCGTACTGGTGATTTTCTGTGGGAATATCATCGCCAAGGATTGCTGCGTGACCCGTGCCGGAGCGATCGCCGACCATTGGGATATCGTCAATATCCGTGACAAGGAGGGGCGTAGCACCTGGCCGGAGAAAAACAGTGAAGAGGCTATCGATGAAACATTGTCCAAGATCAGTGCATCCGCCCAGCAGACCGAATACTTCAACAACCCGGTAAGTGAGGGGGAAGTCTTTAAGGAACTGACATGGGGTAAAATCCCTCCGCTCAGTAAATTCAAATTTTTAGTGGCTTACGGTGACCCGGCCCCGGGAGAAAACAGATCAAAGAAAAGTTCCACTAAGGCGTTATGGCTCATTGGCGAGCTGGACGGGGTCTATTACGTGATCAAAGGTTTTTTGGATCGTGGACTTAATTCGGATTTCATCGACTGGTATTTCCTGCTTGATGATTATGTGGGAGGGAAAGTTCCGCTCTACTGCTATATAGAAAACAACTCTTTACAAGATCCTTTTTTTAAGCAGGTCTTTATTCCGTTGCTTTCAGACAAGCGCAAGGAGCATGGTAAAAATATATCTATTCTTCCGGATGAAGAGAAGAAGACAGACAAGGCAACCCGTATCGAGGCCAATCTGGAACCGGTCAACCGTGAAGGACGCCTGGTGCTCAATGTGGCGGAAAAGGAAAACCCTCATATGCAGCGGCTCGCCGACCAGTTCCTGTTGTTTACCCTGCAACTGAAGTTTCCCGCCGACGGTCCGGACTGTGTGGAGGGTGGAAAACGAATTATAGATCATAAAATACAGCGTATGGCTCCACCGCTGACGATTCCGGCAAGGGCTTTCCGCGCTAAAAACAAATATAGACTATGACGCATTTTATTGACCCTGAAGACTATGATGCTACCGTACATCGCGACATTATAGACTCATTGACCCGTGGCGACAATTCGATCCTGGATATTTGCGAAGACCGGGCCATCGCAGAGATGAAATCATACCTGTCCGCCCGCTATGACGTGGAAAATATTTTCTCCGCCCGTGGAACTGAACGACATCCGTTAGTGCTGATGATGTGCCTTGACATTGCGACCTATCATATTTACTCGGTCGGCAATCCGCAAAAATTAACGAACGGCATCAGGCAGAACCGCTACGAGCGTGCCGTCGAATGGATGAAAGGAGTTCAAAAAGGATCAGTCAGTATTAACGGGGCGCCTCTTTTAGAAGATGATCTGCAGCAGTCCCCTTTCTTTTTGAAAAGCAACCCGAAACGATCGACCCGTTTCTGATCTGATTTAAACATGGTGTAAATCGAATTTAAAAGCAATAAAACATGAGCCGAAAAAAGAAGAACAGGCAAATCACCTCAGGAGGCTTTTTCAACCAGCCTGCCGGAGGCAACACTATATTGATAACCCAGGCAGTCAGATGGAATCGCGAGATCGAGCATTTCCAAAAGGCAGTCAACGAAGCCGACCGGATAGATTTCCCTAACCGGGTAAAATTGTACGACCTCTACGAATCCATCCTGATGGATACGCACCTCACCAGCGTGATCGGCAAACGCAAATCGGCCGTACTGTCGGCAAAGATCGAATTCAGCCGTAACGGTTCGCCCGATCAGACGATTAATGACCTGCTCGAATCACCCTGGTTTTACGAGTTTCTGAACGACCTGCTTGATACCGGTCATTGGGGGTTTTCGCTCTTCCAGTTCCGCAAAGAGAGTGACGGATGGCTCGGATATGATCTGATCCCCCGCAAACACGTGGAGCCGGTCCGACAACTGATCCTCCGGATGCAGACTGATATTCACGGTACCCGATGGGACGATTATGACGATCTGCTGTTCGTGGGTAAACCGCGAGCTTTAGGCGATCTGGTGAAAGATATTCCCTGGGTGCTTTATAAACGGGGGGATGTGGCCGACTGGTCGCAGTTTGCCGAACTGTTCGGTCAACCCATCCGCGAATACACCTACAATGCCGGTGACGACTCACAACGATACAACCTTATCAATGATATTTTTGATAGCGGGGGGGCTTCTGTTTTTCTGCATCCGGAGGGAAGCAACCTCACACTGCATGATATCGGCAGCAAGAGCGGGACATCTGATCTTTATAAGGGACTGGCACAGTTTTGCAATCAGGAGATCTCAAAACACATCTTAGGCAATACGCTGACCACTGAAGCGGGAGAAAAGGGAACCCAGGCTCTCGGTATGGTACAAAAGAAAGCGGAAGACCTGCTGCTGGAGCAGGACAAGCGGTTCGTGATGAATGTGCTCAACTATCAGATGACCGACCTGCTGGAGTCGTTCGGCTATCACGTGCGTGGAGGGAAATTCTCGTTTGTCTCACCCAAAAACACCGATCCAAAAAGTCGTGTCGAGATTATCTCGAAGCTCAGCGCTTTGGGTTTGCCTCTCGATCATGGCCAGTTATATGAAGAGTTTGGACTGAACATGCCGAAGGACTACGACCGGCAGATGGCCGAAAAAAGGGAACAGAAAGCAATACCGACAGCCGATCCTCTGCTCCCCGACAATAAATCAAAAAGAACAAAAACAAACGGGGGTAACAAGAAACCTACCTTTGCCAACCTGCTGAGCCGTTTTTTCGGAGAGGCCCCCGAAGCGACCGGCAAGGGGGCTTTAGACTGGTGATGAACCGGCTCTACTATGAGTGTGACGAACCGATCATTGATAGCGGTGATGAAGAGGCTTTTGTCTTCAACAACAAAGTGTTGAAGGAGTTGATACGCAATATCTATCTGAAGGAGGTCGATGTGGTGAACGACATTGCCCTTGCCCCCTGGCATGAGTTCTGGCGCAGCTTCAACGAGGCTACCGACAAAGGAATCCGGTTGGCGGGATTCAATGAGGATGACCGTGGATTTTACCGGGAGCTTCGCTACAACAACGGTGTCTTTGCCGCCTTTCGCACCCACCGTCTGCAGAACGACATTGCCCGTCAGCTCTTGGATGAAAAGGGAGAGCTGAAGCCGTTCGAACGGTTCGCCTACGATGTGCGGACGCTGATCGCTCCGACACACCTCAAGGCATGGCTGCAGACGGAATATGCCACGGCGGTCAATCGGGCACGCCAGGCGGTGCAGTGGCGGCGTTTCGAGGCGAACCGGGAGGATCTGCCTTGCCTCAAATGGATCGAAAGTACAAGCATTCATCCGGGCGAGGACCACCGTGTGTTCTGGAACACCGTCCGGCTCATCGACGATCCGTTCTGGTCGAAGCACCGTCCGGGTGACCGATGGAACTGCAAGTGCGACCTGGAGGCTACAGACGAAGAGCCGACCGCGAACCCGCCCGAAGGTGGCGAAGCCGACCGTCCCAGCCCCGGACTCGACAATAACCCCGCCAAAGATGCCAGGCTCTTCAGCGATTCGCACCCCTATATCAAAAATGGATACGAGGGAGCAAGAGAGGCGGTGGAGAGGCTCATAACCGAACAGACGATTTTCGGAAACGGCTACGTATTCAAAGAGGATATCAAACGCCAACGAGCGGAAATACGCGAGTGGGCCAAGGAAAACCTGATCGGGAAACAGATGTCCGTTCCGGGCTTGGATATGCCCATCTCGTTCACCTCGACCGGGATCAAGGAGGCATTGAACCAGCCTCATAAGTATTTACTGGAAAAGAATGAGGCAGTAAGGTATATCAAATCGTTACTGGAAAAGGGGAACTATGTCCGTTTTGATCCGGATGTCAAGGATAACCAAATGGTAAAAGGATATCATTATTATAAGATAGAGATCAACAATGAACCTTCTTACGTAGTAATACGGGAATTAAAAACTGGAGAATTAATGTTTTATTCCATTGTCGAAAAGATAAAAAAGAAAGAGTGACCGAAAGCCTTTAGCGAAGGATATGCAATCCAACCCAGTACAATCGATCACTCTTCTTTTTGCAAAGGTAACAATATAATTTACAAGTCATCATTCATCAATCAAAATTCTCATGGATTTAAACCAACTAGTTCGCAAACTGGAACAAAAGAAGTCCGCCCTTGTTGCTTTCCGCGACAGCCGATGGCCGAAGCGGGTGGGCGAAATGGCGATCAGTCATTTCAAGCGCAACTTCCGTGAGGGAGGCTGGTGCGATAACGGTTCGGTCCAGAAATGGAAACAGACACGCCGGCAGGAACAGGGTGGCAAGGCTGCCTACTACAACCGTACCCCCTTGCTGAGCGGCAGCAACAACCTCTATGGCGGATTCACCTACAAGGCCGGTGCCGGTAAGGTCATCGTCTCGAACGAGGTGAAATACGCCCCCATCCACAACAACGGAGGAGTGGTCACCCACCGGATCACCCCACGCATGAGACGCTATGCCTGGCACCGTTTCTTCGAAGCCGCCGGAATCAAAAAAGGCGATTCGCCCAAAGTGCGCAAACGCAAAGAGTCTGCCATGAACCCGGCAGATTGGATGTGGAAAAGGCTCGCCCTGACCCCCAAACAGACTTCACGGGTACATATCCCGCAACGCAAGTTCATGGGGCACAGCAAAGAGTTGCAACAAAAGATAAACGAATACACTGAAAAGGAACTTAAAAAATTGATAGGAGACTTTTAGAATGGAAGAATTATTCAATTTGATACAAACTGCCGTAGCTGACGGCATGCTTGAACTGACTTTAGTGGATGAAGATTACGGGCAACTGCAGACCGACGAAGATACCTACCCGGTCACGTTCCCCTGTGTGCTGATCAGCGTGGACAAGGTGGATTGGGAGACAGTCACCGACGATTACCAGCGTGGAACGGCCCAGATCATCGTGAAGCTCTGCATCGACTGCTTTGATGACACCCATTACACGAGTGGAACGGCCGGTAAGGTGGCGGAACGTATCGCAATGTTCAAGCGGTTGCATGAGATTGTACGGCATGTGGAATCGGAAAAGGCGACGGAATTGGAACGCACCGGGTCGCGCTGGTATTCATTGCCAGGAGCCATCAAAGTGTATGAGAGTACCTACGAATGTATCATGGATGAAGAACCGGCCTGATACTGGCTATCCACCGGGGAAGAGCGTGAGTTGACGGGCGTTGATCCGCGGCTTGCGAACTTTCGGAACCGGTTTCACTTCGATATCGGTCAGTTTGTCGCAGTTTTGACGGATGATGGCCATGATGCGGGCTTCCGAGATGAAGAACTCCTGTTCGGAGAGGATCTTCAGGGCATCGTCAAACCGCCGGCGCTCGATCTCCGTCCAGTAGTAATATCGGCGTATCAGCGTTTCATCGCGCAGCGATATCAATCTTTTGTTTCTTCCCTTAGACATGATGGCACAAACTCTTTATCGCAAAATTACATATTTCCAATTGAATAACCTTCTTTCCCAGTCAAAAACATATCCGCCCCCCTGTTCCCCTCGCCCTTTCTATATTTACTCCCAAAATGATTATTTTTGATTTTTCCTGTTCTTCCTTCTGTGTCTTTGATACATTGAAGAACATTGGGGATTTGTCCTATAATCTTTCATACTCATGAGCTATATTCAATTTTTTCGTGATTTGAGCTTAATCGAGTTCCATTTCGTGCCGGTTCCGAACTGTTCTGAACGGAAACCGTTTATTCGGAGCCAATATCTAAATTGTTTCATATTTGTCATTTTTGTTGGATATTGATTTTTTATTTACAATATTTGTATGCCTCATGCGTGACGGTATTCATTAAATCTAAATATTTTATGATAAAATATATCTTTATAGAATACATTCTTAAGCCAAGCTTAGAAGTCCTCTTTAGTGAATTATTGAACCGTGTAAAGAAATGGTATAAAACTAAAAGAACGTCATCAAAACGTTTAGAGGTAGAGAGGGGGTTGGAACCCCTCTCTTTTTTTATAGTTGAAATATTTCTTTTTCAATGATTTGCTTGGCGTTGAAGCCAAACAGACCTTTCTTTAATCGTCGTATATCCTGCATCGACATCTCATTCAGATAGAAATAAAATGCTTCGTAAGGATCAGAGAAGTTTCGTGCTATTGCATTGTCCGGTTTATTATCCATGTACTTTCCGATTGATCGGATCATCTGCCGGGCGTAACCGGGGAACAATTTGTATTCTGCCTGCATTTGATGTACCGGAGCCAGAGGGCAACCTACACAACCATGTCTGGTTAAACAGTAAGGTGGATCGTAATATTTTGAATAAGGCAGCCCACGCTTACGGATATACCGCCATACATCATTTTCCGTCCAGGATAAGATCGGTAAAACATGCTTTGCACCCTTCATCCACTTTCTACTATCACACTGCTCCGGCTCATACAATGCACGTTTCGAACTTTCTTCTGCTCGCATACCTTCAATCGTCCTTTTACCTATACCATATCGCTCCTTTAGTTTTTCGCAGCAGAACCTGCGCATCCGGGATGGAAAACCTTTTTCGCTTACAAGCTGAAAGAATGATTTTTCCGGATGACGGATAACCACCTGTGGGTAATTTGTCTTAATAAAAGATATTGTTCCCGGCGGATCGACAGTCGTATTGGCATAGGTAGCCGTAAACCGGACACCGGCACGTTCGGCAAGGTCCAGGATAACGACACTATCTTTACCGCCGGAGAAACCAAGACTATAAGGATCGTCTGTTTCCAGCTTCCGAAGAAAATCTATTGATTGTTGTACCTTGTCCATTAGGTTCATTTCTTTTTAGTTGTTAGTTTTTATTGTCTTTTACTACAATAGCACATGTAACCATCATTTCGATAGAGATAACAAGAAGTCCAAGCCAAAAATTGATTTTAAAAGCCACTGCAGCCAAGACGGCAAGAAACAATATGTAACCAGCCAGACCTATTAAGCCAAAAATTTTTTTATTCATACCTATACTTTATTCAGATTCTCCTTCCATTTCTTTTCCTCATTCGTTATATATTCATAA